CCGCAATCGCCGTATGATACGTTTAGATCAAACGGTCATTGCTGCTGACCCTCTGACTGCCGAGAATGCTTCTCGGAAAGCCGGGGTCTATATCGTTGTTGATGAACCCGCAGATTTTGGGTTCACTGACACCGAATTGGATTATCTCGTCGATGCTTTAACCGCCTTTATGACAGCTGGCAATATTGCTAAGCTGCTAGGTGGTGAAAGCTAAGTGGTAATAGTTCCCCCTCACAAGTTTGCTTGTGGGGGGGGATTTGTTTCATGGCTGGATCGTTTACCCCCAGTTGGAGGGACGATGAAAAGCCACGAAGAGGATTTGCTTTCTATTTGCAAATGCATCATTATTGATGCAGCTGCAAAGTGCTACACCGATAAAGTCAGCTACGAACGTGACATTAAAACAATAATATCACGTTTAAACAACGAGGGATTATCGTTCTTAACGATAACCCTGCCAAACTTTGGGAAAGATTTTGAAAAATGTCTTTCTTACGGTTTGGTGACCTCTACATCTTTTTCTGGTTGGAAAAAGGTGCGACATCTCCCTGCGTTTTTGCAAGGTTTTGTCAGGCTCGTGTTTTCAGCTGAGACAGGAGGTATTCTTGATGATCCGGACATTTCAGCAGTTGAAGGCGTTAGGCAAATTGCTTACGCCTTCAAAAAGCTGTCAATTCAGTGCACTCCCAAAAGGGAGTCCCTGGCAATGTCAGGGTTTCAAGAAGTTGAGTGTTTTCTTTCGAGTGCCATGCTGCCTAGAGATACTAATCTATTTTCTCAGATTAGTGATCTTCTATGGAACAACGTACTTGGTTATTTTCTTGATCACCAAGACATTGTCCCTCGACATGGACCTGGCCAAACTGCTGAGCATATTTCGGGTAATCGGAAATATACTTCAAGAACTTGGCACGAAAGGTTAGAACCTTTCTTTCCATCAGATTTATGCATGATTGCGAGTTATTCGCAACTAATGTATGATTCTAATGGTATCCAAGATCTGCAGTTTCGTACGGTAGAACAGGAACAGCCCGTACGGATTGTTTCTGTTCCAAAGACTCAGAAAGGCCCAAGGATCATAGCGATTGAACCTGTTTGTATGCAGTATACACAACAGGGTCTATCTTCTTTAATAATAGAGAAGATAGAGGCCTCTGAATTAACAGGTGGTCATATTAATTTTACTGACCAATCTATTAACCAAAGGCTCGCTTTGTCCGCATCTAAAGATCAATTGTATGCTACAATTGATCTTTCAGAAGCAAGTGATAGAGTACCTTTATCACTTGTTACTCTCATGTTAGATAGCACACCAAATTTTCGGGATGCTATTCTATCATGTAGAAGTAATGCGGCGCAAATGCCTTCTGGTTTAGTTTTAAACCTGAAGAAATTTGCGTCCATGGGTTCAGCACTATGTTTTCCGATTTGCGCCATGTATTACTACACGGTGATACTTACCGCATTGTTCGGAAAGCATAAGCTTCCTGTTACATTTGATAACATTATTAAAATGTCATCAAATGTCTACATCTATGGGGATGATATTATTATCCCTACAGATGAGGTGGTTACTGTATGGAAACTTTGACACGGTTTATGTGCAAAGTAAACACCACTAAGAGTTTTTGGAACGGTAAGTTCCGAGAGTCTTGTGGAATGGATGCATATGACGGATATAATGTTACACCAACTTATATCAGACATATGGTACCCCATAACAGGGACTCCGTATCTGCTTTGTTATCTTTAACTGAAGCTTCTAACCATTTTTATAAACGTGGTTATTGGCAAACTGCTTCTTATCTTAAATCACAGATAGAAGCGGTTATAGGCGTTTTGCCTATCGTTAAAGAAACATCGCCGGGTATAGGTTGGCACACTTATCAGAAATCCTTTTCATTTGATAGATGGAGTAGAAAATTACATAGGTATGAAGTACATACTTATGTAGCTTCTCCCGTTTATAAAAATGACAGGATTTCAGGGTGGCCTGCCTTAATGAAGTTTTTCTTACGTAAGGCTCGTCAAGTTAAAAGTGACGATCCTATCGATGAAAAACATCTCATTAGGAGTCCGAGGTCCGGCACCTCTAGCATGAAACGCCGGTGGACTACACCTTATTAATTAAGGATGTAGAGGGTAGTATTAAACCCGAGGGGCTCGTGCCTTTGGCCTAGACTTATCTCTCAAGACCCTAAATAAGGGGCTTCTCGTATGTTCTTTCCTTTAGAAGAGCATACTTGGATTGAGGATAGGGATTCGCCAGGGGGCAGTGCACGGC